GAATTGTTTGGTGACTACTATCCGACTATTGGTGAACGTCAGTTTCACGCCACTTCAGGAATCCGTTCGCTTGATAATTTGTTGAACGGGTTTAGACCTGGTGGCCTTTACATTATTGGGGTCTTGGCCGTTGTTTTCTGTGAGCTTTTGACCCACCCCCCGACTGAGCAGGGGGGGGGTATGCGAAAACCCCTAACCGGTTTGGTCAGGGGTTGTGGGTTTCGGTGGGGTTATTTGTTTGACTTGTGCTGGTTGCACGAACGGTGAACGCCTTGCAGTTGGCTGATGTCGGTTACTTCTGTTGAAGGCACTATGTGGTCTGCTTCGAACGGGTCATTGTATCTTGCACCTTCCCCACAAATTGCACACACAATAGTTTGTTCACGCACTATACGGGATAGGGCTTGATACTTGCCACCGTATTGGTTTGTTTTCTTTTTTACGGCGGCACGGCGGATTGTGTTCAGGTCATCAACGCGTTGTTGGTGTGTGATGCAACGTGATTGACCTGGTGGGGTTAGCCGCCCACAGTCTATGCAAGGTTTAGGGAATCTACTCATTGAACTGTTTGATTAGTTGCAGTGTGTGTAACCAGTTACGCGTTGGTATGGTTCGGGCAGCGGTTAGCGTCACGGGGTAATCGTTGCCACCAGGTTGCAAGTCATCACCTATAAACGTGATTGAGCTTACGGGAACGTTCAAGTGTTCGGCTATTAGTTCGATGCCGTGCTGTTTGGTTTGTTTCGGGTGGGTTATGTCTATGCTGGTTGATCCGCCTAAATGTGCGGTGTATCCGTTTAGGTGTGGCGTTATTGCTTCAATGATGCGTTGACGTTTACTGCCGTCAGTATCCCACTTCAGTTTGTGTTGCAGGTTAGCGTGTTGGCCTAACGCACTGAACGTGACTTGACTAATACGGTCTTCGATAATGTCACCAACAGGTTGTTCACACCAGTAGCCCAGTTCTTTAGTTTTCTTTTTGACTACGGCGATAATGCGTTGGCGGTCTGTTGCTGGTATTGCAGTGTAGACGGGTGGCTGGTTGGGTTGTTGGTATTGTGTGCCTGAACATCCGTAAGCCCACAGTTGCACGTCAGGTAGTAGGTCAAGCACTTGTGTTTGGATTTGGGTTAGTGTGCCACCGGTCAGGATAGCGACACGGTTAGATGCTGCTAACTGTGTCAATGCTTCCCGTATCGGGTAGGGCAGTTCTTGTTTGGAAATGCATAGTGTGCCGTCTAAGTCGAAGACGTAAACGTTACCGCCCGTAATCATCCTGAATCCTGAAAATGTCTGCTTCGTCATATACGCCATACATTAGTTCAACAACCTGCAACGGTGTGTCTGTTGGGTTGATCAGGCGATGTTCAACACCTTGCCCGATACCGTAACGGTGCAACGGTTTTAGGTCAATCAGACGGTCACCGATAATGGCTTGTAACCCGTCAGTCAACGCATACCAAACTTCTGAACGGTGTTCGTGTGTTTGTAACGATAAGCGACTGTGTGGGTTGACGGTCAGTATCTTCACACACACAGGGTTTTCGCCTAGAACCTGGAACGTTCCCCAGTCACGGAAGTCAATCATTGAACAATGTCACCGGTTCTTCTTTTTTTACGGCGTTAGACGCTGGTGCAGTAAACGTGAACGTTTGTTGGCTTAGGCGTTTTGCTATTAGTTCGCAGTATTTTTCTTCATACTCAACACCGATAGCTTTACGGCCCAAATTTCGTGCTGCCAGCAATGTTGACCCTGAACCAGCAAACGGGTCAGCAACAATGCCTTCTGTTTTAGCAATAAGAATTTCCATCAAACCAATCGGTTTTGGTGTCGGATGACCAATTTTTTGAACGTGACTTGGGCGATGTTCGTGTGTCGTTAAAACACTCGCAAGTGGCTTACCTACGAAACCCTTACCCAAAATATAAATTTCTTCGTGTATTGAATAAAAAGGATGATTCATTACACCTGGTGTTTTACCGGTTTTATGCCAAATTAAAATGTTGGTGGTGTTTTTAGGTCTATCAATTTTCCAAGTTCCAAAAACTATTGCCGTTTTTTTTCCCCACATTTTTAACATTTCATCACGCACAATAATTGAATCATCATTTAAAACAGATTGATAGCTTGCATCCCTGATATCTTTTGAACCGATGACTAAACTGTTGGCTTCCCACGCAATACCGTAAGGGGGGTCAGTAACCAAAACGTCAGCATCCAACCAGGCAGTCTGTTCCAAACAGTCACCGTGATACAACGTCACAAAATCATCTTGGTAGTAGATGCTCAATCCTTGCCCCAGCCTGTTCCCTTGAACGTCACGGCTGCCACACCATAGACACGAACCATAACCACACCACACGCACACACAGCTTTGAAAGTGTCAACGTCTTGCAAACTTATTGTTTGGGTTCGGGTCTTCCCACAGTCGGGGCATTTGTAATCGTAAACCGGCATTAATCTTCCCTTCCTGCGGCTGGTGGGCTGAAACGGAATCGAACCGTTAACGGGGAAGGAAAACACACAAGGAAGAAACCCGTGACTAACCAGACCAGCCCAACGCGGTAACAGTCACAAATGAATTTTTAACCAAAGAATTCGCTGCTCATTCGTAAACAGGTGACTGCTACCGACACCTAAAACATTACACTAAACAACCAGTTTCTGAACGCATCCAGCAAACTTTTTATTTTCTTCAACCGTGAAACAAACCAAACCTGGTTGCGAATCTTCACCACTAGAACGCATATACCAACCCGAACCGTTATCAAGGGTGGCTGCTTGAACCCAGAAACGTGAATTGCCAAACTGATCAACACCCAGTTCAGTCACTCGAAGGTGGTGGAAGTGACCAGTGACCAGAATCGTTGCAGACGCAATCGGGCTATTACCAAACGAAGACTTACGCCAAAAATCGGGCAACCCTTCCGGTCTGCTCACCTGATGCCCGTGCAGTAACCCTATACGGTGACCAAACACGTCAAGGGTCAAAGATTCATCGTGTGTTGCTGGTTCATAAAACTTGACAGGCAGTTTAGTTTCCGAAGCTAACCGTGCAAGTTGACGGCCTACAAACACGCCCCAATCATCAGTTGGTGTGCCAACCACTTGCTTCTGCACACGCCACTGACAGTGATTCGAACCAACAGACGCATAAAGAATGTCAGGCACTAACGCCGCCAACTGTTTCAACAAGTCAAAAAGAATAGTGGTAGCCAAATCAACCTGACCCATAATCGAAAGGTCATTAGTTCGCAACTGTTGCAAGTTAGCAGCGTTACCAAAGTTTTCAACTAAGTCACCAACATCCAACACAACAATCTGTGACGGTTTTTCACGGCGAACCAAATCAAACAGTTGCTGTTTAGTCGCTTCAACACGTGCCACCAGTTCAGTGACACCGCCCCTATGATCAACCTTGCCAATCTGCAAATCAGACCAACACACAACTAAAGCTTTACCGCCTGTAACTTTGACAGGTTTCAGATTTGTTTTCTTTTTTGCTTCGGCATACAACAACGGCAAATCGGGCAACACGGTGACTTTACGGAAACTGAACCGATAGGCGGTTAGCCATTCGCCGTCATACCGTTGCCAACGGCTAGTGCGTGGCGTTCCAACAACTTCATAATCTTCAGGTGAATAACCTGCGTCAATCAGAAACTGTGTGAAGTCTGCACCATCGGGTAAACCTGGTGTGGTGGCTGTTCCCACCGTGCCGTCAAATTCGACAGCAACCGCACCTAAAGGGGTGACGGTTTGTTTTGGGGCAACGCCTAGATTTTCCAGCACGAACATAAACCTAACCGGTGACGTTTTATAGATGCCGCACCCAACACAACCCCTTTAGTTTTTAGGGCTGTTTCTAGGGTAGCAAACGCCCAGTCAGGGTTCATCACGGCATCAGTCAACAGTTGTTGGTCTTTGGGTTCTAGGGTTTCCGAAACGCTTCGAACTTTACAGGGCCAAACTTTGGCTGGTGGTTTCAAATCTTCTAGCATTACTTAGCCCTTTCAACAGCATTAGACACCCAAAAACCGTTATCCATTTCTTCCATACTGAAATTAATCAACAGGTTATCGTGCAAATCAATCTTCCAAAGGTTTATGTTATCGCTCGCCTTGAACCCTACGTGGTTCACTTTACCTTTTTCCCAAATGCCGTAACAGTAGAAACCTAGTGCGTTCCAAAACTTGTTTGATTCCAAATCGGTGCGGCAACGTAACGTCACGCCGATACGGTCAAACGTGTTGCAGAAGTCTTTTACTACCGCAATCAAAGCTGTTCCGTAATCCAAACGTCTAGCATCTTCACGCACCGCAATTTGTTGAATTTTGGCATATGACATATTTCCCCGACCTGGTGTCAGCAAAATGTAACCAACCATATCGGCGTTCATTTCACAGATAAACACTACAAAGTTTCGTTCCCCACCAAAAACGTATTTATCCCAAATGGTGTTTTGAATAAACCCAACCGCGTAGGAATTATCTTTTTGCAGTTTGTCAATAAATGCACGGTCTGATGCTGTTGCTGTTCGAACCGTCAAATCACCTTTAGTGAACAATAAGTTGCTGATACTGGTTGAGCAGTCAAACTTGCCTAGCAACATTAGCGGCCTAACGGGTTAGGAATAATCAGCGACTGCCCATCATCCAATAAGTCTGCAACAAAATCAGACAGGGCAGGTTCAAGCTTTTCAATCTGACGGGCAGACAGGTTAGTTTGAATCGCTTCCAGCAATGCTGCTAACGAATCCTTTACGCCGTCAAAGTCATCAGACCATTCAAGGTCAGAACGTAACAGCAGCGAAGCTTCGTGCAAATCGTAAGGTCTAACCAAGTTGATTCACCCACTTTGTCAGTTCAATAGACGCTGGTGAACCTGGTTCGGTCAGTGAACGTATTTCAATCAACCGGTCTTTGATAATGCTACGTTCAGCAGCAGCCCCGTTGTTACACGCTTCAATAATGCTTTTCAGGTATTCCGCACGGGGAATCAGTAACGTTTCTGGTGTGTCAATGCTCATTTGTTGCCTTCCTGTATTAGTGCCACAGCATCATTCACAAAAGCATCCCAGTCAGGGTCACCTTGAAATGCCGCATCTTCCAGCAGTTTAATAATGCGTTCACGTTCTTTCTTTATCGCAATACGCATCAAGATTTTTTCGCCTTCATTTAGTTTGACCCCCATCATTTGAAAGTCATCTAGCCATTCATTCATTTGTTTTCCTTTATTTTTTCGATTAGTGCAATCAAAGCTTTAGGGTAACTAAACGAAGGTTGACGAACCCAGCCGTCAACTTCATCCTGCAAAACCTGGCAAAACTGTTCACGGTGATACGCAACATAATCGCCCAGAATGTTTGATGAACTGTTGATTTTATTGTTACCGCCAACACCGAACGCAAAATCTAGACGGTAATCATCAACCGACATTTCAGGAATGTTTGAACCGTCACGGTCACCACCATTCGCAAATACAAAACGGGAATCAGGAAACTGTTCAATGACCTTGCGAATAAAGTCAGACGCAGACCCGTCAGAATCATCAAACGCCCAAACTTCATCAACCATCCACAACGCGTCAAGAACTGCCTGACGGTCAGCAAACGGCAACAGCCCCTTGCCCTTCTTTCGTGCCAACCATTCGTCACTGTTCAAGCCAACAATCAGGCCATCACCCAACAGGTAAGCGGCTTCAAGGTAAGCCAAATGCCCCTGATGCAACGGGTCAAAACCGCCCGACACTAAAACAAACTTTTTCACAGTGTTCCTTCCACAATCAAAATTGCTTTTTCCAAAGATTTCAAACCATTTGATTTCACATAATCGCCATCAGCAATCATCGCTTCTAGCAATGCAACAATCCGTCTACGTTCCTGCAATGCACCTAGTTTTCGCCCAACATCTTTACCGGCTTCACGCCAACGGTCAAGTTCCAACAGTTCAGCGTCATAATCAGTTGCGGTCATTTGCGAACCAGCCCCCTGAGCTTCAGCCACACATACCAGGTTTGATTCTTCAACCTAAACCAGTGCTGCCACCAAGTTTTAGGATTACGAACACGCACGGCACGGTGCTTCCCGTTGCCGTGACGCAAAACATCCAACGCACGAACAGGTGGCCTAGTCTTCTTCACGAACGTCACCCAACTTCCACGCCCAAACACACAACGCCCAAAACGCACCAATCAGAATACCCAACACAACCGAATACACAACAAACGGGAAAGTGTCAGCCAACCAGTAAATACCCAACCAGCACGTCAGGAACACTAGAACACGCCACATTAGAACACACCCCGTTCTTTCAAAGCTTGAAGCATTAGCGGTTCATTCAAACCGGTGTGGCCACACAGTTTGTCAAACGCTGACAGTTGTGTGGTGAAAGAATCCATTGAAGACACTTCACGGTGATACTGTGACGCGGCCACATAAACGGCAACCAGATAATCTAACTTGTAATCAGTCATTTGTTTTCCTTTCCTAGACTTCTTCACTGTGTTCAACGTAGGTAACTAGACTGTCAACATCTGTGACAGGGGTGGTAGCGATTTCCACTGTTGCGGTTCTGGTGTAACGCATCGTGAACGGCCTACCAGATTTGACCGGTGACCATTCAATTTGAACAACATCCCTGTCAATCTTGTTGCCAAGAAAAACGCCGTCAATGTGAATAGGAATTTCAACATCACCAATAAAAACGCTGGTTGCGCGATAGTGGTCAAAATCGGTGTGGGTTTTTGATTCTTCAGCCTGACGCATCAGGTCACCGACTTTCACGGTGTCAGCAAATTGATTACGAAACGAAGTCATTAGTTTGCCTTTTCTGCGGCAGCAAGTTCGGCCATTTCTTCAATGTGGTCACGAACGTAGTAAGAAAGTTCCTGACGAACTTTGCGCATTGACTTACTGTGGATACTGTAAGTGCCTAGACGGTAATACCAGCCACAAACACATTCAGCTTCAACAGTTTCTGAGTGAATCTGGCTTAGTTTCTTTGTAACCTTGTGCTTGATTTCCATTTGTTTTCCTTTGCTTGAACTTCCTTGTAGTTACATTCAAACAGAAAACACCCCAACACGGAAGCATTTCAACAAACTTTTTTTATTACAATTCGGTAACGGTTATGTGGCCACCAAACGGGCAACCATCCGCAAAAACCTTTGACGCATTGATTTCACAAATCTGACTGTCATTCACCAGCAAGTCACAGTTGACACTGATGCCGTCACCAATCGAACGCACCAGCTTGTCAAGGTCATACGGGGTGACAGGGTGTGTGCGTTTAGATGCGGCCTTTGTGCGTTCAACACAAAACTTCACGTCAAGGCGAACCGCCCCAGTGAACTGAACCACTTCCCCCAACCGGTTACGTTCCTGCTGAACCGCCAACGCAACCTGGTCACGCCACGCCTTCAAAGCTTTATCGTTAGACGCAATCATTCGACCACCGCCAATATGACGCATAGACCCTTGACCTATGGGTGAACCCTTGACCGCGAAACTAATCATCTTCACGGCTATACCGCCACGCAAAAATGCCACCAGCGATAAACTGCCACGCCGCTAAACCATAACCGATACCTGCAAGCGTAGGGTCAGGGCATTTCCAAGACAGCAGGTATAACACCAGCCCGTAACCCCACGCAAACAGAATAGGCAACATTAGAACGGGGCAGAAACATCCACAGCAGGGGCAGACTGCCCACGCTTGACAGCAGCAGAAACAGAAGTTGCAGACACGTGCAGTTCAACACGGGTCTTACCTTCATACTCAGTTTCACGAACCGACAAACGGCCCACAACATCAACACGCTGATTCACTTCAACAGTGACAGGGTTAATCCAAACCTTGAAATAGTTTTTGCCCACTTCTTCCCACTGACCAGCATCATTCTTTTTGCTAATCGGTCTAGCAAGCTCAAAACCTTTGTCACCCAAAATCTTGTTCACAAAACCGGTAACAGTAACTTCGTCAATAACAATGTTCAACGCCATTTTTATTCATTCCTTTCGAACGGCACGATATGGTTCACATTACAACAATCACGGTGCTGGCAAATGCGAAAACCTGGAAGATACAAAACACCGTTCATTATCGGATTATCTTCACGGTCAAAATCGCCCTGCCACGCCAAACACGTTTCATCATCGTATTCAATGCGTTCCCGTTTGATTGTTTTACAGGATGCACATTTTGCCAACAAGTTATTGCGTTTCGCGGTGATTTCCCACCGATAACCGCAACGCACACATTGGGCAAACTGATACATACACTAAGCGTAGCAAGTCACACTTCCCTGATGCGGCTAAACGCACCTTCAAACAGGTATTCCATCGCACCAGTTTGACCGTGACGGTTCTTAGCCACAATGACCTGCAACACGTTCAACAGGTTCGGGTCAGATGCAGTCACTGAAGCTTTACGGTGCAACAACATCACAACGTCAGCATCCTGTTCAATCGAACCACTGTCACGCAAGTCAGCCATCACGGGTGCAGAATCTTTACGCCCTTCAACGTTACGGTTCAACTGTGCCAAACACACAACCGGCACGTTCAAATCTTTAGCCAACGCCTTCATCTGCCCACTGACCAAAGTCATAGCTTCATAACGGGAACGCCCAGAAGACTGAACATCACTAATCAGGCCCAGATAGTCAACAACAATCCCCTTCAACGGGATACCACGCCGAACCACCGAACGGGCATAACGGCGAATTGAAGCAACCGACTGATTCGAACGGTCACTAATCGCCAACATCCGACCAATTTCGTGAATCTGCGATTGAATCATTTGCTTTTCAGCGGCGTTCACGTCACCACGTTCCAACCTATCCAACGGGATGCTAAACACCTGAGCAGTCAAACGGTTCAAAAGTTCCCTTTTAGACATTTCCAGCGAATGAAAAGTGACCGCACCAGCATTTTCACCATCAGGCAAACTGTTAGCGTTACGTGCCAAACCAAACGCAACCTGCAAACCAACCACAGTCTTACCAGTTGCCGGCCTAGCCCCAATAATGTAAAGGCCACCAGGTCTAAACCCGTTCAACAAATTATCAAGCGAACGGATTCCTGAAGTGGCGTGAAACTGACGTTCACCAATAGTCGGATAGTAGTCACCAAACAATTCAGACATAAACACAACATCTTCAGTCTGCTCATTTTCTGCAACATCATCCAAACGCTTATAGGCAATTTCAAGCAACTGTTCAGGATTATCAGTGTCAGTCAAATCCACCAACGCATAACCAGCAGACTTCACTTGCCTACGCATTGAAGCTAAATACACTTGACGGGCATAATACGGGGCAGACGTAACAGACGGGCAAGCCGAAGTGCAGTCATAAAACACTTCAGCCAGTTTAGGCAGTTCGGCAATCATCGAAACCGTGTCACAAGGTTTACCCTGCGACTGATTATCAAGAAACTTGCCCCAAATCTGAACGTGACGCGGGTCATCAAAATCAGCCGGCCTAAGCGTCAATTCATCAAGGCAACGCCCACTGTCTAACAGCACCGCACCAATCACTGCTTTTTCAACATTCACAATCTTTTACCTATAAACGGAACAAATTCCGTCACTTCCTTTTTCTGTGGTTTTCCAAACTTTACACTGTTTCGAACCCACGTGCGAAATCGTGCGTCAATATCTTTCACTGCTGAAGCTTTACCAGTGGCAAGAAGGTAATCAATCATTTGAGCAACAGCGTCAGTCACATCCAAATCAGGGTTGACTTGGTTAGCCCATTTAGTCAATTCGGCTGACGGTTTCCAATCCGCATCAAAACCTTTTTTCTTTCTTAAAGGTTCTTTATGGTTAATTATGTTTTGTGCGACAGCAGGTGTCACCCCTGATTGCAAAACCTGACACCCCTGACTACCAGAACTGTCACCCCTGCTTACCAAATCTGTCACCCCTGACGGGTCAATTGTTATCCAATAAAGATTCGTTTTGTATTGCCCACCAACCGGTGCGGCGTTCTTTTCAACAGACAGTTCACCCAGTTCCACCAGTTTTTTTATGTCACGTTGCACCGACCTGGTGTCAACATTTGCATAACGGGCTAAGGTGGCAATTGACGGCCACGAACCCTGTTCGCCTAAATGGTTTGCAATGCCGATAAGAACAAGTTTTGCCCTGCCTGTTGCTTGCGAATGATTAAGCACCAGCGAGATAGCTTCAACGCTCATAGTTGACGTGACCCTTCAGCAACAGCAAGCCACAGTTCAAAACTAAAAGTGGTCTTTTTGCGTTTGGCTATTTGTTTGCGTTTACGGGCATCCATAGAAGCGGCGTAAATGGTTCGCGGTGGGCGTTTCAGAACCATTTCAGGCCGGTGTGTAGCGTTTATGCAATCCTTGTGACCACACAACGCCAAATCGCCTGTGAACCGTTTTCCATCAGCATCTAACGGGTAATCATCCCAGTCAAAATCACCGTGCCAAACACGGCACAAACCATCAACCTGGTTCTTTGGTTTGATAACTAGAACCGGTTTGCGTTCACAATCGGCACACAGTTTTGCTGAACCGCGCAACTGCCGTTTAATCCAAGCTTCAGCACTAAACGCATCAGCACCACAACGTGAACACGCAACCATAGTCAAACGGTTTTGACAGTAAACGGGTTCTTCTTTTTCTTCCAACACTTGCATTTTCCTTTCACGAAGTGTTTCAAACGATTATGTTACGCCCCCACGTATCATTTAGCAAAATCCAAGACTGTGACGGGTAATGCCAAACAGGGATTGAAGTGGGGTCAGCGTAACGGCTAATTTTCCATCCATACTTTTCGGCTTCACGGGCTTTTTTGTCGCTGGCTTCCATTTCGAAGTTCACAAACCAGCACAACAGAATCAGGTTGGCAGCGTTATCCATTTGCTTACTGCCACCCATTCCCCTATTGGCACGGTGCTGAACAGTCACTTCATCTTTACCGCAATGCCAGCACAAACCACCATCACGCTTTATCAAAGCTTCACGGGTTTTAGCGTTCACGCAGACCAACTACTTGTGCAATTACACGAAACGCCTTCATCATTCAAATCAATCAAAGCCGGTTGCTGGTCAGACGCTTCACGCAAATCACGCAAACTAAACGGCGTTTTTACACCGTTCACAGTTCGGCTAAGAATAGTGACTTCGACACCCAACTGATTCTGCATCTTCTCTTCATTCGCTTCCCAAACAGCAAAACGGTCAGGCATAGTGTCAAGCAACTGTTTGAACTGTTTATGGCCAGCACGAACACAACCACCGCCACAGTTATTATGTTTGAACCCTAACGAATACAAACGGGGGGCTTTCAAACCTAAACTTTCGGCTTCATCAATCATTTGCTGTTTGGTAAAAAACGGTTCGACAGTCAACGGGGCAGCAACCTTGTAAGGGTGGTAACCGCGTGCCACTGCTTCCATTCGGTGCGTTTCAGACCAGTCAATGCCAACATAAATAATCGTGTCTTCAGGGTCACAGTTTTCCCAAATCCACTTTTTTGCTGGTTTCTGTTTTAGTTCGTGCGAACAAGGGGCAATCCTGGAATTGCCCAAAAACTTGCGGTCACGAAAAACTTCCCAAATGTTACGGCCTTCAACTAGCGTCACCAGTTCAGCACCCAGCATTTTTGAAGCTTCATCAATGAACCGGTAAGTGTCTTCATCTTCCCCAACGTGTGGGTCTTCACTGTTGCCTTTAACATCGCTAAAAAGCAAAATGACATTTTCAGCACCAACAACATCAACAACGCGTTTAGCAGTCAACCACGAACCGATTCCACCACTAAACATCACAACGTGTTTCATCTTTCAACCCCACTAGTCTTCCAAGTCAGTTCAACCATACGTGCCTGTGTCTGAATACTCATTTGCTGTTCAGTCAAAATCCGCAACTTAGTCTTCACCCTAGAAACAACCGCACGGGCAATGTCACGGGCTTCACGCTCAGGAAGCGACTGCAACTGTGCCAACGCTTGCCGGTCAACAACAGTTCCCTGAGCAGCCAATAACGCTTGCGAATAGGCACGGTCATAATCTAGTTCAGCCTGAATCAAATCCTTTTCAGCCTGAAACAATGCATCAACACCTTTAGACGCTTCAGCACGAACCGCCACCAGGTCACCAATAATCGAATCAGGTGTTTGGAAGTTCACAATCAATCCTGTCTAACAAACGAACAACTTCGGCGTGATACTGCAACGCCAAATCAGGCCTATCTTGCTTCAGGCACATCTGGTAAAGCTCAAACACTTCTTTCGCCGCCGCCCACAGAATCAACAAACGCATCAGCCACCACCTGAATAGCATCCAAAACAGGTTTCGGCTGATTCGCTTTTCTTGCTTCCTGCCACAGTTCACGCAACGCTTTCTTAGAATCCAGCAAGTTAGCTTCAGCAACAAAATCACGCCCAACCGGTGTCACACCGCGTTGAACCTTTTCCATTTCAGTTCTAGACGCTAACCCTTTCTTGTTCCCAGAATACCCTGCCAACATCAGGCAACGGCCCACAGCACCAGTTTCACAGTTTTCTAGGGCAGACGTTTTATTTGCCATACCCTGCCCGTCAACTTCAAAAGCGTGACCAGTAGATTTCAGAAACGGCACACCGTCAGAACCAATCAACCACAATTCAGCCTTCACAACCCACATCGAAACCGCACGGTCAGACGGGGTAGTTAGGTTGCTGGTGATAATTCGTGCGTCAGGGTGGTCAGCGTAAAGCAACGCCAACCGTTCATCAACAGTCGCATAATCGTTCAAATTAAATGTTGCCATTTTTTTATTTTCCTTCTTTGTTTACTAGGTAAGGGGCAGCACCGTTACGGCCAGCCTGACGAACACAACGAACAACACCGTCAATGCGGGCAGACTTAGCCGTTCCCATAGCAGCCAACACTTGCGTTTTGTAACCCTGCATCAACAGTTCAGCTTCACGCAGTTTAGCCAACGAATCCAAATAGTCAGCACCCAAACCGGTAGGCAAATCCACAACATCATCAGTAATGTCAGGGTTCAGTTCACGAACCGTTTCATAAGTAGACGCTGAACCATCCCAACCAGGATTCTGACGGGTTTGAACAAGATTCCAAAACTGTTCAGCCAAATCAAAATCAACCTGTTGCTGAAACGGGTCAGCATCAATTCGATACCAACGCAATTTTTGACCACCAAACAAAACCACCACATAGGCACGGTCAAAACCCATAATTCGCAAATACCATTGAACCTGTGTCACGTAATGTTTTGGCACACCAGTAACATCACCAGCAACACCTTTAGGTGGCACAACCCAATCATCTTCGAAACGGGCAGTCTTCACTTCAATAATGCCGAACCCGTCAGCGTCTTCAAACACGCCATCAGGGTTAGCCCTATCCCAACCAGCAGCACCTTCATAAGTGCCAACGTTCGGGTCAATCGCTAAGTCAGGGTGAAGCTCACTGAACCAATCCAAAACAAACGATTCCAACCGTGAACCGGCTTCCATCGCTTCCGACTGTGCAATTTGCGAATCAATCAGGCCACACTTCTTAGCCCACAAAGTAAACGCAGATTCCCACTTGTTCAAACCTGCAATAGTTCCAACTTCAGAACCACCAATGCCCTTAGAACGGGCATCGTGCCATTCTTCACTGCCATTCACCAGGTCACCCAGATAAAACGCTGACGTGACTTTACTAATCGGTAAACTTGTTATTGGCATAACTTTTCCTTTCATTGTGCCGTGTAATCGCCTTCACAAAACTGTGGGGGCGATTCACACATTACGGCGGTTTTCTGTTACAGTCAATAACCTAACGGAAGGAACAGACATTTTGCTAATCGAATACAAACAGCAAGTTGATCTAAAATGCGACTATTGCACCAGCAAACTAAGCGACTTTATTGACCGCCAAAACCAACAACCAGTCACGTTGCTTGACGCATACAAACTTGCACGTCTGTTCAATTGGTCAGTGAAAGGTGTGGTGGCTAAATGCCCAGTGTGCGTGTAAAACTTTGGCGTGAACTAAATGATGCTTTAGATAAGCACGGCGAACCAGAATGTAGGGAAAACCCTGACCTGTTTGATTTAGACCTATACACCGACCCTGCCACTAAACGCATAGCGGAAAAAGCAGCCAAAGAAGTTTGCCTTCGTTGCCCCATCCGGTTCGAATGTGCTGGTTACGCAATGGCGGCTGGTGAAGAAGCAATGGTGTGGGGTGCATTGACACCTGCCGAACGTGAAGCGATGAAAATAAACAACAAACTGTTGTGATTATTTTTTGTCTTGAACCTGTTCGTCAATCGAATCAGAAGCCTTAATGAACGCCCGTTGAATGTCTTCCAACATCAACTTCATACGGCGAATCATCGTGCGACCAAGTTCACCAAACACTAACAACATCGCACCACCAAACATCACCACAACACCATTCAACCAGTTACCCGTGACAGCACCAACAGCAGCACCAGCCGAAACAGTCACCAACAGCAAAGCGATAGTGAACCACATAAACCAGCCCACCAACTTTAGAATCATCTTCAACCTAGTCATTACTTTTTCTTTCCAAACAAGCTCATAGGGTCAATCAGATCAGCGTAAGAAGCCAAATGGCCGTTCACCTTTTTAGATACCTGCATATGTAAATGGCCGCCCGTGCTGGCCGAACCACTTTTAGTGTTCTTGCCACCACCAATCTTGCCAATAACGTGACCCAACTTAATCAAGTCACCCTTCTTCACCGTCACAGTGTCAGGGGCAACGTGAGCATATTGCACAAAAACTTTTTCTTCCTGCACCCAAACTTCAACAACCCAACCCAGCACGTCAGACCAGAAAACGTTGTGAACCTTACCGTCACAAATTGACGGGATAGGGGTCAATTCTTTCGGTGACCAATCCTGACCCCTGTGCGGTCTGCCGTTTCGATACGGGGCAAGGTTGCCAAATTCGTCACCACGTAGTTTTGACGAAAACGGTTCTTTAAAAATGGTCATCCAAACACCTTCACAATCAAATAAACAATTCCAGTAGTCAAAGCTGAAGACAGTATGGAAGTAATCCACGCCGACTGATAACGTGCCTTTTCAAGTTCACGCAACCGGTCTTCGTGATCAGCCAGTTGGTCAATTTTTGATTCGATAGTGGTCAACCTGGATTCAATACGTAGAAGCAGGGCCTGATTTGTTGGGTGGCGTTCATCACTCACTTGCGTTCACCAACTTGACACCGCAACCGCCGCACATAGCAAACGCAGGGGCATCTTCACCCCAGTTGTATTCAACGCCCTTGTTAGGGCAATCATCAGCGTTACAAATAAACATTCGCTATCCTTCGTAAATGGCTTGAATTAGGCACGTGTGACCGCTGGCCCATAATGCTGGAATGTTAGAAGCAGTGGCAGTCACGCTCAAATAAGTGCCAGAAGCGTTGTGTGCATAAACCAACATATTGCCCGCCGAACCAATAACCGAACCTGGGAAAGTTGTGCCAGCAACAGCCATACGTGCCGTGCCAGTGAAACGTGCAGTCGAAGCGTAGGCGTGGTCAGACGGCAAACCAACAGTGATAACGCCACCAACTGAACCGGTAGTGCCTAAAGTGATAAGCACGTGTGCAATGGTCAATCGCCCAAAGCTACTATAAAAGCCGACAATAGTTCCGCCAGAACCCAAAGTCACGTTTGAGTAAGACGGCGTGTAGGCAGTGAAAGAAGTGTTGTATGGCCGCCACGCAGTGCCGTCATAAACGGTGAATTCGTTAGTGTCACGCAAATAAGCGAACTGACCTTCAAACGGGGCGGTGATAGCAGCACCACGTGCGGTAGCGTCAGCGAACTGTGTAACTGCCTGATCCATCAAATAGTTTTGAACATCAGAAGCCGTCAGCACGTCACCACTATTAAAAGTTTTGAAACCTGAACCAGACATTATTTACCCAATCAACCTAACAAGTTATAGTCTAACCGACCCAGAATAGTGTTATTCAGGGTGAACAGCCCGTTATCGGCTGAAGCAAAATTTAGAACCATTTGGTGACGGTCAACAGAAACCTGGTGACTAATCCCGATCAGTTGGCACGTTTTAGAAATTTGTGAACCAGTCTTGTTCGGGGTAAATTCCACCGCTAAACGGTTAGTCATTTCCAGCCCGATAAGCTCATTCTGTTGGTCAGTAGTCAAACCCGTCAGTTCGATAGTGACAGATTCAAAACGATACTCAGGCGTTCCATAACGGGTTGCTAAAACATCAGCCTGTGACTGCAACACGGCAGGGTCATTGACTAGCAAACCAGAATCAGCAAACACGGTTGCACCAAAGTCAGTGATGCTGCTGGTGTTATCTTTTTCGCCAACATCTAACGCGGTGTTTTCTAACTGAATACGGTTGAACATATAGTCAGTGCCATAGTTGACCGTTATAGCGTTGTAAGGGATACCGCCACCGTCATCAGTCAAAACTGTTGACGTATTCGTGCCACCGTTAGCGGCAATAAACGCTAAAGTTCCAGCCTTTTGAACAAACAACGAACCACGTTCAGACTTTTCCAAAGTTTGCAAATACTCTAAAACGTTATCGCCTTCAACAATCGGATCATCAAGCACATTAACAGTGCCTTGATTCACACCTGCACCGCTGAACGATACACCAGCCCCAACGAACGGCCTACCCAACGCAACCAGCACACGTTCACCAGATTTTTGAACCGTAGTAGTTACATCATCTAAAGTTTGTTGTGCCAGGTAAGTGAAAGCGTCAGCCCCCGAAATGGTGGCAATCGAATCACCGCCAACGTCATAAGACAAATCCCACGCATTTATGAAACCAGTCAAAATGTTTGCACCGGTGTAGACCCCGTTTGTGGTGATGTAAACCACTTGACGAATCTTCAACAACGAATAGAACGGGCTAGACGTATAAAGTGGGTCAAACGCACGGGTGCGGTTATCTAAAACGATACTGAACTGACCAGCATCATACTGATCAAGGTCACGGCTTTTACCGCGTGACGTGGTA